GTAGACAGAAGGATCATACCCAACTTGCTGGCCGAATGTTTCGCCAGCAATTTGCTCCAGTCCACCATGGCCTTCATAGGATGCCGCGGGCATAGCTTACCTCTTCTGTGTGGCGGGCAGTCTGGTCATGCCACCCTCGACCATTCCTTCAAAAGAAACCGCGGCAAGCTGCCAGCCCTCACCCGTGTTGGCGAAAGGCCCGCCCGTGGGCGGCGCGTCGGTGAATGTGGCCTTGGTGGCGTACACGCGCTGCCTCTTCAGGCGCAGCATGAGCCGGCGGTCCACGAAGAATTGCGAGGCGCCGGCTTGAAACGTCTGCGTTTGAAGCACCGAGCCATAATCCACGTAGGTGCTGAGGGTGACGTCTACATTCGTCTTCAGGTTATACATGAACCCCGCGCGCCAAACGCGCGAGAAGGCTTGCTCGCTCTCGCCCATGTTCACAAACGATGATTGCACTTCCATCGTCACCCATTTGTCCGTCTGCCCCGCCGCCCGGTCGAAGTAGTGAGTGAGAGAATCCTTGAAGATGCGACCGTTGTTATCAATCCAAGTGTATAGATTCTTGTAGATGGTCGCATCCGCAGAGATAGTGCTCACTGGATTGAACGGATTCGACCAAAGATAGGCGTACCAAACCGGCTTCTGCGGGGCGCCCGTGAAGAGATCGATGACGATCCCGATGGAGCGCGAGTTGTCCGGAGCCCCGAAGAAATCACTCACCCCGAAGCGCACCTCAGAGAACTTCGGCACGAGCACCGCCGATGAGAGAAGCGTCGGATTGGGAAACACTTGCCCAGAAGTATCTTCGATGGGCTTTCCGATGCGCGTGACCTCCAGGCCGCGGTTCAGGAGGCAGAGCCCGTCGCGGGACTGGAAGAACACTCCCCACGGCGTCGTCGTGATGGCTCCCGGCGACACGCAGCCAACGTCCGAGGCCACCTTGTAGAGCGCCGCGAAGCCGCCCGAGCCCTTGCCGTCCGGACCGTCGCCGTAAGTCACCCAGATTTCATTGGGGGTGAAGAGAATCGTCTTCTCATCGAGCGCTGCGATAGCATTCAGCGGCTCATCGGAGAATTGCTTGATAGTGAAGCTCGTATTGAACTTCGGATCTTCCCCGTCCACGATGTTGTCGGTGAACCAGACGCGGCCCCGGTCATCGATGGTCCAGAGCCGGTTCTGCGCGAACGTCACGAACTCGCTGGCCGGCGGCGTCTCGAACTCCAAGACGCCACCCGTCGTGTAAATGGTCCGGGCCGCCTCAATGGCCTGATCCGGCTTCGTATCCACATAGGTGAGCGGGTTGATCCCGTTGGGGTTGACGGTGAGCCGGTCCACCAGGAAGAACGTCGAGCCGTTCTTGACCGTGCGGTAGATTTCCACCACCACGTCGCGGCCGGGGGACACGACGTTGGGCACGGGGACCGTGACCGTGACCATGTTTTGCGCAACGGTCAGGGTCGTGAAGATGGCCGTGCTCGTCGGCGAGTACGACGCGCGGCCAGTGCCGGACTCAGAGTAATACACAATCTGGTAGCCGTACTTGAAGCCGCCCGTGAGAAACCCACCCGTGCCGGCGACGAGTTTGGGCGGCGGGGGCGCGGTGAAAAACCCATCTTCGCGGACGCTGGAGCCGTCATAGAGCCAGATGGTCCCGCCGGAGAGGGCGCTATTGCCATAAAACTCGATGTTCTCGGAGTTGACCTGCCACTGGGTCACCGAAAGCTCCACACTGAACTCAAACCCCGGGAACACGGCCGCGACATTCGGTGATGGGATGTAAACACCACCCATCAGGAACGGCGTAATCCAAGTGTTGTCCGGCGCCGTCGTAAACGTGCGCGTATAATTCGGCAGGTTCGGCCAGTCATCACGCGCGATTTGTTTATTGGACGTCGCCGCGAAGCTCCAAGCCGGCGTGCGCTCCAATACTGCCGTCACGGCCTCGACATGAAACGGTGGTCCGAAGTCCGGGTTCTCGAAATCGTTTTGGTTGTCCGGCGCGTTCACTCCTACGAGCAGATTCGAGGACCAGGCGTCCGTCATGCTCCGGAGCCAGATGAAGGCGCGCGGACCGTCAAGCCCGCGGTCGGTGCGAAGCCGCGCCTTGGAAATCAACTGCGTGTCATACATAGACCAGGCAGGAAAGTCCGGCGCCGCGTTGCCGTTGATGGTGAACCAGACAGTGACCACCGGGCGCCGCACCCATTCGGGCACATCCCAGAGGAGATCCTGCGACTCGAACACCAAAAACGCATTGGTGGTGCCCGCAGCGCCGACAATGTTCACCTGCCGGGCGATGGCCACAGAATCGGCAACTGTAGTAATAATGAATGGGCCGCCAGCCAGCACCGTAAATGCAGCTCCCGTATCATTGAGGGTCGCCGCCCGGAGCGTGTAGGTCGAGCCGCTGTAAGTCCACCATGCAACGCCAATCGTATTGGTGCCGGGATGCCGCGTGATACTGACGGACATCACAGTGTCCGCTGACGCGAAGATGAGGGACTGGTAGGCCGTGCCGGTGCTGTTGCGCAGGCGGGCAACGCGCACGCCTCCGGTGCCTCCCCAGATGACGAGCGCGTCAGGGTCCTCGGGCCAGACATCGACGGCGCCATTGGAGCCGATGGCTGCATCGAGCGTCGTCGGCACGCCCACAGTGTTCGTGGCGACGTCGTAGGTGCGGAACACGAGCGTTGTGAAAAAGTCGCGGTAGATGTTCCAGACATTCACGCCGCGCGTCGCGAGCTTGAGCCGGTCGCCCTCGCCCCCGCCTGTCACGCTGTATTCAATGCCGTTCGGCTTGAGAGTCGTGGGGTCAAGGCCGACCACGTATGGAACGATGTCGGCGTTATTGTATTCGCCCGTCCGGCAGAACCCGACCCACACGCCCTCGCCGTTCGTGGCGACGTCAATGTCCCGCTGCGCGCGTCCGCCCACGGAAAAGCGGTCGAGCCCCACCCACGACGTCTCGCCCACGAACCGGAGCGCGTCGGTCTGATTGTCGTCCACCAGGTCCACTTCCCCGCCGCCGTAGCGGAGCAGCCCCCGCTCACTCGATGCGAGCAGCGCCGGCAGCTTGGCATCGGGGAAGCCGAACTGGCGCGCCATGGGATTGGGAAATGGGTTCACGCAGTCGGAGCCCGGCCGTTTGCTCAAGCTCCCGAGCTTCGTGTACTTGCAGTTGCGGATGACGTCGGGGACGTTGCGGTAGCGTGTATCGCTCTTCTCATCGACGCCGCCCGCGAGGGGCACGTCCCACGTCTTGGATTCATAGACCCGGGGCATTAGAAGAACCTCCCCTTGCCGCGCAGGTAGGCTTCCTCAAACCATTCCCGGGGGCGCGCCGCCGCGCTCACCATGACGTCTTGGTAGAAGCCCGGGAACGCGCCGACGGTGCCGTTGTATCCGAGGGTCCACACGCTCGCGCCGCCCGTGGTCCAGTCGATGTTGCCCGCGGCCGGCGTACTGCTGATGGGGCGGCCGTCCACATAGAGCGCGAGGATGGTGCCGTTGGCCGTGAGCCCGAGGTGGTGCCATGCCCCCGCCGTCACGTAGGCATCCCCCGGAGCGTTGCAGGCGAGCCCCGCCGCCCCAATCATCACCGTGGCCTGAAACACAAGCGCGCCGCTCGCGAGTTGGTTTACCAGTAGGCCAAGGTGAGGAGATCCAGCGCCAGAGGGTTTATGACTAAAAAGATGACGAAACCCGGCTCCAGCGCTGGCGTTTCCCGTCCATACCCAGAGTGAAAGACTCGCGGTGCGATAGACCGGCGTGGGCACCGCTGCCGACTGCGCACGCGCATTGGCGATGGTCGCGTCATCGAACAGGCGAAGAGCGAGGCCGCCCAGTTCGCTGAGTTGGCCGGGGATGGCCGCCGACGAAAAGATGAGCGGGAAATTTTTCCCAGCGATGGCTTGGCCCGCTGCCAGGCTCCCCAGCGGCTCCCCGAGTGACCAATAGTAATCCGTGAACCCGTCGATGGGCATGAATGACGGCGTGAGCGCATTGGCGTGCGCATTCACAAGCGCGATGTTCTGGTCAACACCGCCCAACGCCTGACGCACATCCCGGTTGGTAGAATCTACCTGCCGTTCGGCCGTCTGAGATGGCTGGATGATCCGGCTCTTACCCAGAGCTGCCATAACCGAACCCCCAACGCCAAATGCCGCGTGCAAGAGACTCGTCCGTCACCCGGTCCGGGGACGCCGCTTTGCGCTGCTGGGCGCGTTCGGTGAACATTTTCTCAATCTGGCTCTTGCGCGCCTCCAGGCGCCCGACTTCCAATTCGTCCTTGTCGAGACACTTCACGGCGACGTCGCACACGAGCCATTCGAGGTCATCGTTGTCGATGAAGAGCCGTCCGCCGAGCCCAGAGTCCGCCGAAAGCTGGATGCTCTGCGGCACATAGTAAAACCGCACCTCATAGTTGGCGTCCGGTACGGGCGCGAAGTCCAGCGTGGCCCCGCCCTGGTAGCGCGCGTCGCCGCGGATGCGGAACATCGGCGGCGTCCGGTAGTAAACCTGCCAGCCGATGGAGTTTGCCAGAATAGAGCGCTCGTTCTTATTGAACTGCAAGCACGGCAGCCATAGCTGCTGATTGTTCACTTCGACCTGGGACGCCTCGATGAAGTCCGGCGGGAGCGCGTAGCTCTCCTGGTTCCTCGTCAGGAACCATCCGCCTGAAGTGAACGTGTAGGTGTTGCCCGCCACGTAGGTGCCCGCGGCAAACGTGAGCGTGAGCCCCGTTTCCGGCAGCGCATACGTCCCCGCCGTCGTCGTCAGCACCGGAGTGCTCTCGCCGACCGTGCGGCCCGTGGAGGGATCTGCCGCCGTCCAGGTAAACGTCGCGGTTCCCAGGGCGCCACCCAGCACGATGGTCACTACCACCGTGAGCTTCCCGTCCGGAGCCCCGCTCGCCACGATGTTCGGGGACGCAGGGTTGCTCTTCGTGGCGGGGCTGATGACGTAGTAGAGCTTCTCGAAGTAGTCGGCGCCGCGGATATTGATTTGGAGCGTCTGGAGCGACCCGATGGATGCGTTGATTTCGTCGTTCAGTTCCGCGTCCGGAAAACGGTCAAGCTCAGACACAATGTCGGCACGACGCCGTGCGCGATCTCGGATGGTCAATCTCGAATATTCGCGCACGGCGTCATCCCTCTCTCAGTATGCTTCTTCTTCTTCTTCACCACCCAGGTGCGGGCCTTCGGCGTGGGGCTTGCGTTCGCATTCGCGAACGATGGCCTCAATCGCATCGTAGATGCCCTGTCCGTCGCGAGCGCGAAGGGCATCGGCGAGGCCATGGCCAAGCTCCGCGCCTACGCCCTCGCCTTCGCCCATGCCTTCGTCCACTTCTTCATCCATGCTGGGTCCCATGTCTTCGTCTTCTTTCGGTGAAGGGAGCCCTCGCGGGCCTTTCTTCGACTTGCCGATGACGATGAGCAGTCCCGGCTTTTTGCCATGCGGAATCATGGCTGCTTCGTATCGCTCCATGTAATGACAAACATGACGCGGCCTGCGCTGGTCAAGTCCGCCGCCGTACCGGCGGGCGTCGCTGTTACGAAGATGTCAAAGGACCAGAGTCCTGTAGCCGGCGTCTGATAGTTGCCTGCCTGCGCGTCGAACGCCGCGGGCGTAGTGCCCGTGGAATTGACCACACACATGATGATCGGTACCCCGACGAACTTATCGCGCAGAAACACGCGATAGACGCCCGTTCCGGACGCTCCAATCTTCGAGAGCGTCCATGCGCCGGGGGCAAAGTAGAGGACCGGCGGAGTAATCGTCCCGGCCCCGTTACCAAGGAACCCGCCAATAACGTCTACGACGTCTCGGCGTTGGACCTTGCGTTCCCATCTCTGAGCATTGGACATGGGAGGGCTCCTTCAGATCGAGATGACTGCGTTCCAGCCAGGAGCGTCGCACACGAGGTTGCCGAAGTATCCCAGGCGGAACGTGTAGTAGTCATTCTGCGGGTCGCGCAGCATGCGGAGGTCATCTTCCATGAGGAAGCCGACTTCGCCGAGCGTCCAGAGGCACCAGGAATCCATCTGGAGGATGTATGCCGTGCCCTGCGGACAGTTGGGGTCACCGAGCACCTTCACGTTGCCCTTCGGGCCCGCCACCATCACGGCGTCATACCCGACTTCGGGAAGCTCCGTCTCTTCCCGGAGGAAGATGGTGCGGCTGCCGAGGCCGATGATGAGTTGCTGCCAGTCGGCATTGTTCATGAAGATGTGCGTGGGCTTCGAGCGATTGCGCGCCATGAAGCCGAGTGCCTGCTGAATGTTCTGCTCGATGGGCGCGCCGGGCGTCGTCGGGGGCCGGACGCCTGCGAGGCGCTCGGGGTCCACGCTCCGGTCCACGTTGAAGAAGTTGTCACCCGGTCCGGGAGCGACCTTGGGAATCCAAGAGTCGAGTCCCATGATCTTGTTGCCGAAGTCTCCATCGGTGAAGATGAAGTCCGTCAGCGCAGGTGCCGTGGGAGTAATACCGGCGTTGAGGTTTCCGATCGTCGTAAACGTACCGAGATTTCGGTCCACCGTTGCAACGACGACTGAGCCTGCCTTCACAACGCCGGTCGTGCCGTCCGTCGCCGCCAGGTTGATGACCTGACCCACCTCGAAGTTCGAGATGTCCGAGGGGTTCGCGAGCGCGAACGGACCCGGGGTCGTGACAGCCGCAGAGCCCGTCGCCGTAAGCTGGCCGATGGCGCCGCCGAAGTTGCGGAAGACGCTGACGGCCATCGATCTGCGGAGCGCTTCCATCGCGCCGCCAAGTTCGAGGTCCAGGGCATCCACCAGGGCGCCGCGGTCATTCGACGTGGACCGGATGGTCTCCGTATCGATGCTGGCGAGCGCGTAATCCTTGCGCCGGGTCACCAGGAAGCCAGAGAGCTTCGATGGCGCCTGGTTGTTCATGGCGTTGGTGAACGCCGCAGAGCGGCCCGCGGGCGGCGCATAGCGCATCGCGCAAAGCTGCTGCTTACCATAGAAGTCGGTGCGCTTCGGTACGAGACCGAGCATGGCCGAGTCTTCGATGATGAGACGATTGATGTCCTTCTGCGGGTAAAGCTCTTTCGCAATCGCCGTGACGGACGATTGAGTTGCGGGGACAGCGGCCATGGAAAACTCCTGAGAGGCTTGAGCAGCCTCCCAGGGTCACACCCGTCAGAGGCCGTGTTTCGCCATCACATGCTTACGCAGAGCGGCACGGTCTCCCTGAGAGGGCCGCTTCGGTGCGCTTGCACGCGAAGACGCATCCTTATTGGTGATGGTGGTGGCTCGCCTCACGAATGAGCCGTTCGCATGACGGTTACGCGCTGCATCGATAGCGGCGCGGGTCTCCATATCGACGTCTTCGTCGGATACATCGACACGCGCAGCCTTCGCACGAGGAGCCCCGGGAGCGGCGTTGGGGGCTTCAGACTCGGCAGTTTCGGGTTGAAAGGCTTTGCGCTGCTGGGCGCGCAACTCTTCCAATTGCCGAAGGTTATTCTCCACGCGCGTCGCCAGAACGTCAAGATTTGGGTAGTGGCCCTTCTCTTTGTTGTACCGCTCTGCCTCGCTTTCAATCTGCGAAGCGATGAAGGCCCCCGGAAACGTCGCTAGATTGGGGTACTTCTTCCATGCGGAGCGGACTTCGTTCGCCACCCACCGCCGTCCCTCGTCCACCTCGGCCTGCTGCCGCGACGTCAGTTCTGCGGTTTCTCGCTCTTCTCGCCACTTGGACTGCTCGGAGAGCTTCTCCTCAAGAGAAGCAATCTTCTGCTCCAGACGCGACGAACTATGTCGCACCATGGCTTCAGGCGAGCCGTGGTTGGCGATGCGTTCGACGAGCTTGGGGAAGTCCAGGCCCGCTTCCTGGAATGCTTCAATGACATTCTCGGATTCATAGAGCGCCTGGATCTTCCGCTCGCGCTCTTCCGCCTGCTTCATGCGGCTTTCCACCGCCTGCATCTTCCGTTCGAACTCCTGCTGCTGCGCGCGGAAGGCCCGCTGCTGCTGGAGCATCTGCTCTTCGCGCTTGGCGACGCTGGAGAGCGCCCGCTGGAGGCGCTTCCTCCCGTCGTCGGCGGCAAGGGCGGGCTTCTCCCCCTCCAGCGCTTCTTCGGCCGTCGCGACGTCGCGGCGCTCGCTGATGGGTGCCGTCGGCACCGGAGTGTCTTGGGCTTCTGCGACTGCTTCGGTGGCCTGCACGGCACCAAGGGTATCGGTCATGGTCTTTCTTCCTTCTCAGGCCGCCATGGCTTCGGGTGGCGGCGGTCCTTCGGGTCCACCGCCACCGGGCGGGGGAGGGGGCATGGGCGGCGGTGGCCCACCAGGCATCCCTGGCGGCCCCGGGGGAAGACCCGGAGGAGGGGGAGCACCCTCCATACCCGGGGGCGCCGGGGGAGGCGCCGGAGGCTGAAGTTCCTTCAGCTTGTCCGTACAGGCGACGGAGAAGCGAAGAAGCAGGTCGAGCCGGTCCTTGTCCGTGCCGTCGCGCCAGGCATCGATCCATGCCATCTGCGACATAATCTTGGCCTCTTCGAGATTGAGCGCTTCGTTGGGGGGTGTGTATTCCCCCTTGTCCAGAATGTCTTCGATGATGCCCTCGACCGCTCGGTAGCTGGCGCTCTGCGGGTGGAAGAAGGACTCCAGATCCGGGAAGTCCAGCAGCATGGGCACCTTGCCCGGCGGGATGTATCCACCCTGCGCCAGCATGATGACCTGCTCCAGCCGCGCCGCGGGCGTCTTGGCGAGGAACGACGTGGGGAAGACTTGCAGGATGTAGGACCCCTCGTCGATTTTCACATCGTCCCAAGGGATGGTGTCGAGATGGCCCTTTTCCTTGACCATGACGGCATACTTGGAATTTTCACTGCCGATTTCCTGCGCGTGCCACACGAAGTGTCGTGCGATTTCCATGCAGAACTCTTCGTAGGCTCGCGCAAACACTAGGAACCGCTCGGTTTCGATGTCCGAGTAGGTCTCCATGGCGATGCCGCTATTGAGCCCCGGCGGCTTCTGCGACGACGCAGATAGCTGCGAGATGCCGCTAATCTCATACGCCTTTGGAATAAGCGACATGAGGAAGCTGTAGGTCTGGGCATTGATGGGCGCAGGTGCCACGGCCTGCGGCGGCACCGGCCCGGCGTACCGGATGATGGTGCCGATGCCGTTATCAATCTGAGAGCTTGGCACCCGCGCGGTCTCCGGCACAATCCAGAAGGACCCTCCCATCAGGTGGTGAGCGCGTTGGAGCTTCTGCGCCAAAACATTGATTTCGAACTGAATGCCAGAAAGCTCGTGCGAAACGCCGATGCCCCAGAAGCCAATCAGGGGCTTCTGCCGGCGCAGGGCAATGATGGGAAACACTTCACGGTCATAGGGCTCGTCCAGCAGCGTCGCGCCCTTGATGGCGATGACGTGTCTCCCGTCTTTGGCTCCGGGGCCCGAGGGCAGGTGCCACGACTCCACGATGTTCACTTGATCGCTCGTAATAGAGCGCCAGGGGATATCCACCGGGTCAATGGGCGCCGTGTCGGCAACAGAAATCTCCTGCGCCTTCTCCGGGAACATATCGGCAAGCACCATGCGGTCCAGCCACCGCAGGTGGTGCATGCTCCGAGGGGCCCCATAGAGCCCCTCGTCTTCGTCCATCACGATTTCCCATGGATACACACGCTCGATATGGATGCGCGTGCCCTCGTGATACACTTTGACGAAGCCCGTCCCGAACACGCAGGTGTCGAGCACGACGGGGGGCAGCACCTCGAACACCCGGGCCATCTGGAAGCACGCCTCGATGAACTTCGAGAGTGCTTTGGCTTTGTTCTTGTCGGTGCGGCTGCCGCCCGATGTAAGGAACATCGGGAGCGGCTGATTCTTGCAGATTTTCGCCGTCAGAGTGTCGCAGCAGTTCTTGACGACGTTGAACGTGAGCCGCGAGGGGGCATACTGAGCCGGAGTGTAGGCGCCGCGCGACAGCGCGGGATACTCCATGTCCGAATAGAGGCGCGCCCAATGAAGCTCCGCAAACCGTCTCCACCGAAACCATTGGCGAAGGCTCTGGATAAGCTGGACGAGCTTATGGTGCGCATCCTCACGTTCATCCTCACGGTCCCACTCGGATAAGTCATCGGGGGCCCACCACCGGAGGTTGTGCCCGTCGGCAGCGCTCTTCTTGTCGAACCGATTCGGTTGGCTTGAAGGGATACGAATACCGCCATACATGCCGACGTTCATAGCGCGTCACTCCTTGGGGGCCGGGGGCTCTTTGCCCAGCGCCATCCATACGTCTGCGTCCGTCACGGACCCACCACTGGCGGCGTATGCGGTTTCGAGGACACGCTTCATCTCCATGAATTCAATCTGCGCTTCAGTCATCGCAGGGCCCGAGCGCAGGTCCGCGGCCTCAAAGGGCATGACCGCGGGCCCGTCCGGCACATGAGGAACGAAAACACTCTGGGTGGGCATGGGACCGAACCGTACGGTCAACCCTGCCACGCTCACTTCCGAGGCTCCAAGTCCTCGCATTTTCTCTACGAAGGCAGCAATCTCATCGAGTCCACCCGCGTCGGCGGTTGGAGAGGACGTCCGAGATGCGGTGGACCGTCGGATCGTAGGGGTCCGCGTCGTCACGGCGGTCCCCACGGACCCGCTCCACAACACGTTCGATGAGCCGTTCTTCTTCGCGGGCATTCCATTCCTCACTGAACTTTGGGGGTTCCCGGACCGGCGGGGGCTCCAAGAATGCCACCGCCGCCCTCCACCCGTACAGCATCGCGTCGATGGCGTGGTCCTGATACCCCTCGGCGATGCTCTGCCGGTCCTCGGTCCAGGGGAGCACCCGAAGCTCTTCTAAGAGCGGTTTGCAGGCGTGCCCCACGAACTTGAGCATGCCCTTCTCGACGTCTCCCGAAAGCATGCGCGTATAGCCAATCTTGTTCATCTTGTCGGCAGGCTCGATGGGCAATCGATATCGAAGCTTTGCCTCTTCCGCGTAACCCTTTCCGAGCCCGCCGATGTCCGCCACCATCTTGGAAAATGGAAACCTTTTCTCTAGGTGCCGAACATGGTCTGCCGCATCCGAGGGTGTCATCTTTTCAAATTTATCGACGCTAAGGACATAGACGGTGGTGTCAAACTTCGACCACCCCATGACTACAAACGCGCAGGCGTCGATGTAGCCATAATCCATCCCAAGGACGAAATAATCACACTCTGGGGGCTCTTCGAGCAGGTTTTGCTTCGTGATGTTATACACGAGGCCGCCCATGCTCATGATCCACTCGCCGTCCAGCAGCCGTCGGCGGCTTACCTCGTCGAGCTTTTCGAGCGCCTTACGGTAGGACGCCTGGTCTACGGACGGATTGTCCTGAAGATTCATCTGGAGCGCGTGACGATCCACTGATCTTCCTTCGATATAGCGCTGGTAGACCCAGGCCATGTGGATGCCGTCCGGGTTGCACGTCGCCCGATAACGAAGCGGGATGGGATCGGAGCCGTTTTTACGCAGGCGCGAGAGAAGGAAGAGCGCCGTTTGCTCCGGGAACGCCGTGATTTCATCGACGCCCGCGAAGTGAAGCTCCGAGCCCTGGTAGCGCCATTTATCGCGCTCGCTCTCGATGTAGCCGAACTGGA